CGTTTTTCATTGGGTTTACCACGTTCTCGCGCACCCTCTGCATCATCTGCTGGAGCGCTGGGAGTTTCCGCTCAATACCTTTTGTTAATCCCGGAATAATGAATACACCCGCTTCTCTGTCCATTACTTTGGATGGTGAGTGGATTCCTAATTCTTTTTTGATACTGCTCACCAGTGTCTTTTTTAACTGCTTCGCCGATTTATTCAGTTCCGCACTCTTTGAATTGAATCCTTTCACGAATCCTTTCATTGCATTTTCCCCGATGTTTTCAAGCTGCTTTTCCAGTCCCGCCATCACGGTTTTAACCTGCTTTGTGTAATTGTCCTTGATTTGTTTCACCCGTTCCGCATAATAAGTGTTTGCCACTTTTTTCGATGCATTGATTTTATCCGTATATGCTTTGTTATATGCCGCGAGTTCTTGTCCGTTTAATGACAGCAACTTCGTTGTCAAATCAAGTCCGTCCGATGTATCAAGGGCAGCAATTTCCGTCATCAGTTCGGAAGAAAGCGTTTTCTTTAATGCTTCCATGTTTTTGCCGTACTGGATAATCTTCGCCGTCTCTGATTTGAAATCAGTAAGCGTAATCTTTCCGTCATCATCTTTTGTGAATAAATCACCGCTTGATAATCTGCTCTGCAGGTCATCCTGCAGGTCTTTTACAGCGTCGTACTTTTCTTGTACAGATGAGGTCATGGATTCTATCTTTTTCTGTACCTTCTCCGCCGCTTTTTCTGCTGCCTTTGAGAACGCTGTTGAGAAAGATTCCGCCAGATTCTCGCCCAGTTTCTTAAAGCTCTCCTTTGACTTTTTGTTTTTCGTCTCCTTTTGTGCTTTTTTTACTGCCCGGTCAACAAGTTTCTTGACCGCTTTTTCTGCTTTCTGCTCCTGCTTCGTGATGCCGTTTGCGTACGCTTCCGATACCTTTGTGCCGATGTCGGAATACTTCCCGGTTTTGTTTGCCGCTTTTAACTGTGATAAAGATTTCTTTGCTAATTTGCTTACTGCTTTACCAACTGTTTCGTATGCCTTTTCAATTCCTTCCGCAAGTCCGGATGTAAAGAATCGTCCTATCTTTGCCGTTTCTTTCGATGGTGAGTGGATGTCTAATTTCTTTTTTAAGGCGGTCAACGCATCGCCTGCTATCTTTGTGACTGTCGTTATCAAGCCGCTGCTCTGTTTGCCTTTCTCCATGCCGTCTTTTAATCCTTGTACAAAGTTTTCGCCGGCTTCTTTTGTTTTGGTCTCTTTTAATTTCTTTGTAACAAGTTTTCCGATTTCACTCGCTTTCTTTCCGGCTTTGTTTTTGCCAAGCTCCAGACCTTCTTTGTATTCATCCGTTGCTTTTTGTCCGGACTTTTTGGCTTTGTTTTCTGACTTTTTAAGTTCTTTCTCCGCTTTTGTAACCATTTGTTTCGCCCCGTCAACCATTTTTTGTGTGACACCTGGCGTACCATTTTCTACTGCCGCTTTCAAATCAGAATAATGCTTTTTCATGTCCTTAACTTGTTGCTTGAGAATGCGTTCGTTTCCTTGTTCCGCCGTCACAAAGTTGTTTGTCATATTTCCGACAGCTTTATTTATCTTCTTTGTATCTCCTGAAATAATCGCGGCAGAAAGTCCTTCGTAATTTTGAATCGTCGCATTATAACCTACCCATGTATCCTCTGCGTTTTCCACCGTTTTGTTTTGTTCATATTGCTTATCCATCAATGACTGTACTTTTTCGCTCGCCTTGTACAATTCTTGCTTATACGTTTCAACCGTTCCGCCGGCTCTTACATACTCATCTATAGACATGTCATTGATTTTGTTATATTCTTTTTGGGCATTGGTCAAGTCGTCTGTCGTCTTTTTGTATTTTTTTTGGGCGGCGGTCAATTCCTCGAATTTTTTTTTCTTTTCTTTTTGTGCATTATCATGATCTGCTTTGTTTGCTTCCAGGATTGCTTGAGCCTCCTTGGCAATAAGCAATTGGTCGAGTACTTTCTTTTCTGACTTGTAATTTTCAACGACGCCTTTTGTCATTTTTATTTCAGAACCAAGCGCATCATTGAGGGTGTTTACGATAAATTTTGCTCTATCTTCCTGCCCTTTTTTGACTTTCCCGTTTTTGTCAACAATGTTGTCAAGTTCCGTCTTTAACTGATCGTAGTAACCGAATTGACTTTGAATATCTTCCATAGATTCTTCGGTAGCTTTTTTCATATCACGATAAGATTTTGCCGATTCATCTACTGCTTTGCTTACTTTGTCCGTTTCGTCAGTCGCTGCTTTGGTTGCTGCTGCGTATAACGCCAATCCCCCCACCACGGCTCCAATTCCAGCCACAAGCAGTCCCATCGGACTGGCCGCTTGAATTAGATTTAATACTTTCTGCGCTGCCGCGGTTGATGCTATGGCCGTCTTCAATGTAATAAAAGCCTTGTATATGGTCTGCAACGTCTGAAAAAGCTTTACAAATTTAGCCGTCGCAAATATCACCCCCATCGTGCCGCCCAATATTACGATTGCGCGCTCTGTTCCGTCAATGTGTTTGATTGCATAATCTGCTAACTGTTCAATTTTAGGGAGTAATTTTTCTGCCAGAGGGACAAACAAGTCAAGCTGAACCGTACGCCCTATATTTTTAAATTTTGTCGCCACATCGTCATACTTTACTTCTTTTAACTTTTCCGCAGAGCCTTGTACCTTTTTGAACGTTTTGCCGGTACTCTTTAATGACTTAACCACCTTCAAGTTGGCGTCCTCTCCCATAGTTCCAAATGCTGTGGACGCCATCGTCAACGCTTTCTGTTCATTTTTACAGCCATTAATATCTTTTACGATCGAATCAATCACCTTTTTCATGGTGCCTTTTCCGTCTTTCCATGCTTTGAAAGATTTTTTTGTATCCTTGCTGAATATACCGATATTTTTTTCAATGCTTCCGTCTCCGAGCTTGTTCTTGACCTCGTTGATAGAATCATTTACTTTATCAAGGTTATAGGCGCCGTTCTTCGTGCCGTTTGCAAGTAACTGGAAGTATTCTTCGACAGTATACCCAGCTTGTTTAAAGTTGCCGCCGTACTCTGCTACGTTATCCCCTAATTCGTTCGTATAGTCCAATCCCTTTTGTGAACCCTTTGCAAACAAATCAAACGCTTTCGTTGAATCCGTACCAAAGTGCGTCATTAATCCATTTACGCCTCGGATGGTCTCCTGAAAATCCGAACCAAAGGTATCCTCTAGGGCTATCGCGTTCTCTGTCAGTTCTTTGACCTTTGACGGATCTGTCTCTTTTGTAACCTGTTTGACATATGCCATTTTGTCGCCGATGTCTTTTAATGATTCACCATAGCCATCTTTATACATTTCTTTCATTTTATCAGAAAATTTTTGTGTGACGGCATCGGTTTCCCCCGTAATGGCCTGAAACGAATTCGAAGCCGTCTGGGTTTCTTCTGTTATTCTTTTTAAGGCGTCTACTGCCTCCTGCGTCATCTTTTTAATACCCTCGGATATCAAATTACCGATTGCTACTTTTACCGAACTGAATCCATCTTCGCTTTTTTCTGCTGCCTGTTTTGTTTTTTCAAAACTTTCGTCCAAGTTATTCGTACTCGTACGCAACTGTTCCGCTTTGCTTTTGTTGTCTGCAATTTCTCTGGAAAGTTTTTTTATGTCCTCTCGGAACGCATTGGCTTCTTTTGATGTTTCTCCGAATTCAAGGGCAGCATCTTTATATCCATCTTTCAGGCGGTCAAGTTCTTTTTCCTGATTCGAAATCTCCTCTTCTAAAGAAGCAAACGCTCCCTTGCTTTTTTGTTCTTTTTTTGTTGTCTCGTTTAATTTTTCCGTATATTTTTTTAAAGAGGCTGACGCTCTTCCGACTGCTGCCTCTTGATTTTTCATTTTGACATAAAGATCCTCTGCGGCTTTTGAATCTTTTCCCTGCGTTTCCGCAATCTGCTTGTACTGCTCTTCCAATGCCGACAGTTTAATCTTTTCCTGCTCCACAATTCCGGTCATCTGCTCAACTTTTTTCGCCAGTCCGTCCGTGGAATCGCTCCAGCTGTCCATCCCCGCCGTTGCGCTCTTAAACTCCGCATTGAGTGACCGGATGCGGCGGTTTGCTTCGGTGATATTCTTTTTTAACTCGGATATATCAATTCCAATTTTCGTTGTTACGTTTTCCTCTGCCATACTATCTTCCTTTCAAAAAAAGCCGCCGAGCACCGCCCGGCAGCCTCTAAAACCAGCTCGTCGCTTTCCGGCGATATACTTTTTGCTTTGGCTTTCCATCCTCTGTATAATTTCTCACGTTGTACCGGTGCAACCGGCGCATTAAGAGAAAGACTTCTTTCCCCGTGTAAGTCCTTAGCCGGATTGGGTCAAGTGCCCCAAACACCCGGCAAAGGCTTACGTCCATCTCAAACATAGATTCGTAGATTGTAACGTCGTCGCACCGCTCTAGTTTCCCTCTGTGTCTGCTCCAATGTTCAACATTTCATCCGCTGTGTAAAGCGTCACATCAATGATAAGGCTGATTACCTCTTCGAGCCTTGTACGCCGCAGCTCCTCCCGTGTCAAACCGTCGAACATCGTCAACAGTAAATCGTTAATGACCGGCATCGCCTGGACAACTGTCTTGCCGATGGCAATGGCGTTGTTCTTTTCGGCAATATCGCAGTTTACCACAGCAGCAATATCTTCAAGCGTGCCGTACATCACATGGATTTCTTCCGTTTCGTACGTCTTTTCGATTTCTTTTGGAGAATGTTCTTTGTAAATGTTTAACTTAAACATGCGCTACCTCCTTAGCCTGCCGGATTTTCCTCTGCGTTCTGGGTCTGTTCGCCGCTCGGTGTCGTTTTGATGATGTCATCAGGTGTCTGTACTTTGGAAAAGAATTCCTCCTCAGACATACCACAAGAGTCAGCCGGAACAACCGTTGCTTTTGCCGATTTGTTGTCGTTTGCAACGAATTTCTTCTGTGTGTTTACACCAGTGTAGGCAAGTTCCTGACCGTTTGCGTCTGTGCCATTATCTTTCGACTTGTGTGAATCGGATGGGTTTCCGAATCTGCCTTTTAAGCGCCATACATAGTATTCTCTGCCGTCTGTATCTTCTGTGATATAGCCCATAGCCATGTATGGCGGTGTTGCCGTTCCTTCAATCAGTGCACCGGTTTTCTCGTCGAATTTCTGCCCGGTGATTGCTGATGTATTTTTCAGTGATACCGCCGATACATTGACATTGACCGTATCTGCTCCGGTTGTGTTAATAACAATCGCTGCTTCGTTGTCATAGTAGTGAGTATCACTTGATGATTCGGTTTCCTTTGACAGTTCCGAAGTACCTGCAAGAGCAAACGGTGTATCATAAGTGAGCTCGTCTTTCGTGTCTTTTTTTAACGGTGCCACCACGAGGTTTCTGATACCACGATATTCTACGATTTTTTCATCACTCATTTTTTTGTTCCTCCTAATTTCTTTTTTTATAAATTACATGGATACCGCGCCCGGTATGTGTAGGCTCGTCGCTTGCGACTGAGTA